GCCCCAGCGAGCTGGGCGAGCAGGCCCGTCTGCTGATTATAAAACGAGCTAGCGAGGCCCTGGCCGAATTGCTCCAGCTGCAACGCCTCAGCCCCACTCCCAAACCCCACGCCGCCCGGCGCTGCCGCACTCCTATCAATCGCCGCCGTGCCCTGATCCATCAGGAACTGATACCCCGGCTGCTTCGTCAGGCTGCTCGGATCCTGTATAAGCTGCAGAAGATCCTGCCCATAGACCCCCCTGTACTGCCCAAAGGGGTTGCTCTGACTCAAAACCGTATTGGCATCCCGGGTCAGGTTAACCCCTTGATAGATGCCGTAGCCAGTAGAGGCTAGGCTCGCCGCGTCGGAGATGCCCTGCAGCACAGGATTATCTCCCGTGTACTGGGTCGGGTTCGCCACCGCCGGTGTCTGATAACCAAGTGCCATTCGTGCTCCTAGGTCGCCGGGCTCTGGCCCGTCAGGATCCCGTTCGTGAAGAACATCGTGCCAGTGCTGCCGCCGGGGGTGAGCTTAGCCGTCGTGATCGTGCCAGTGAAGCCTACCGATACGGGCTGGCTAAGGTCGTGAAAGAACCTCCACCAGCGATGCGCCACTCGATCGGGCTTTTGCTGATCGATCAGCGGTTCGTTGATGTTAGGAATCTGGCTCATATCGTCCCCAGCCTCATCTGCAGATCTACACTCTTTATCCTCAGGTCCGTCGGCGAGACGTGCGAGAAGTGGTAGGCGCGCTGCGTGAACGTCCCTTCCCGGTCGAGGTAGGGGTTCTTCTTATTGAGGTCGATCCGGCGGGGGATGCTCCAGGTCTGGTAGTCGTCATCGGATCGCTGGACGTAAAGTATAGATCCGGGGGTTTTGTCTCCTCGGAAGTACATCCGGTCCAGAGTTTTTCTGCGCTGGGTTCCAAAATCAGTTCGGGGAGTGTAGATATCAACAGGAGCCACCACTCCATTGTCTGTAGGAAACTCGTACGCACCTTCGAATTGGTAGATGTTGCCATCGTTGTAGCCTTGGAGGACGTGCTGTGCAGACGGATTCGTAGCCATGCCGGCGACCGGCCACAGGAAGTTAGTGTAGTCGCCCCACTGATACCAGAGGTTCTCGTCGATATCGTAGACGGCGGTGAAGGAATTGATGGGGGCGGAGGCGGCTACGGTCAGGCCATAAAAGCGGTGCCCGCCGTGCTTGAAGACCCAGGTTGAGAGCGTCCCTCCCACTGCCGGGCTCGCCGCGTACGGATCCAGCAGCCTCTCAATCGCCGGTATACTCACCCTCCTCGCCTGGAGGTTGTCGAGCCGCATGATCTGAGGCGAGACGGTCTTATTGCTCGTAGCGAAGAAGACCAACTCATCGATCGCCTGCACGCTACCGAGCAGCGCCCCGTAGTTCGAGATAGCACCAGGGACAGGGGCAAGCGGGGTTGCCGGCGGCGTATTCGTCCCGGTATCGTAGAATACCTCCATCGACTCCGACTTGAACGCGATAATGTAGTTGAGCTGGCTCGTGAGTTGCACACCGAATCCAGGGATGCTGTTCGCGATCACCAAGTTCAGCGAGTTCCAGCTAGTCGGATCATTAAAGGCCGATCCCCAGATCTGTCCCAGGTTGTCCATCACGTAGATAGTCTGGTCGAGGTAGGCCAGCCCGCGCAGGCTGGTCCCTCTGCCCGCCGGCAAGGTCGCTACCGTCCACCCCCCTGTCCCTGTCGTCCAGTACACATTCCCTGCAACATTTGCCCCACCGCTCGCAAAGATCAGATGCCGGTTAGTCGTATTCTGATCTTCCACAAACGAATACATCTGCCCCTGCGGGAGCCGGTCCAGCCCGCCGGCGGTCCCGAACAGCACCCCATTCTTATACATGCTGGCGGTGCCCGGCCCTGCCATCCCTATGCTCGAAATCGAATACACATCCTTCTGCATCGTATTGGTGGCGAACCCCCAGACTCCACTCCCCCACCCATTGTTTATCGCCAAGGAGGCTGTATACCCCACCCTCTTCTGAACCATCCACTCGCCAGAATTCGGATCCTTCTCCCCATAAGCATTAAAGAGCCGGGCATCTTTCGCCCATCCCTCATTCCTAAAGTTAGGCTGCGCGATGAGCGGCCAGCGCTTCAGGCTCTCTTGCATCTGCGCACTCACCTATTGAACCTCTTCTGGATGAGGCGCTGATCCGGCTGTGGGGTGATGGAGGTGCCCTGTTCCGCATCCCACTCTTCCAGCTTCTGCAGGTAATACTGCGACATCGCGTCACAGCGGGCGATCACCGCCTGCGGTTGCCCTTCGCAGATTTCCCGAGCTAGCGTCCACTCCAGCGTGAGTGCCCACTCTATCGGGAAGTTCATCGTATCGAGTACTCCCACAAAGTTGGTCACCTGCCGGCGCAGGACGAGCTGCAGCGTCCCCGTCGCCTCATTCGCATCCGGAACCAGCCAGCAATTAACATTAAGCGTGGTCTGCTGTGGGTCCACGAAGATCTGTGTGATCGGCCCCTGCTGCGTCGTCACACTCAACATATCCCATTCTTGCCGGGAGATCTTGAACACGGGCCGCTTCGTAGCCCCGTTGCTTGCGCTGTAGAGGTAGTACTGATCCTCCACCTGCGTGGGCTTGACCATCGGCACTGTGCCGCTTGGTCCTAAGGTGTAGAGTCCAACCCCAGCGGTGAGTGTTATCGGAGTATCTTGGAGGAGCCATAGACGTATGCCTGGTGTTTGGATGAAGTTGATAACCTGGTTGAGAGTGCGGGTGTACTTCGCCGTCTCCTCCGAATCGGGATCATCCCCGAGGGGGAGGAGGCAAGCCTTCCGCATCGCTCCGCAGATGATGGAGTAGGCGGTATTGTCGGTCGCTGGTGTGGTCATTGCTTGTCGAAATCCAAGAGGATTGAGAAGGCCTTCGGCTGCTGAGTGCTCGGCGGCGAACCGCCATGGCTCACGAAGCTCGACAGATACAGTACCCCAGACCAGTCATTTGCCTTCCTGGGACTCGGCACGCCCTCGTCATAGCGCACCCCATTCCTACTCTCCATCGGCAGGCATAGGCTGCCCTCTCCATTCGGCTTCTCCCACCACAGCATGATCCCCAGCTTCTCCTGTATCACCCAGAGCGCCGAGTCCAGCCGCAGTCCCTTCCACCCTTCCCTCGGTGCCTTCAGCTTCGAGATATCAAGGAAGGGGGTCGGAGCCAGTTCCTCCCTCAGAATACCCTTCACGAGGACGGAGAAGTTCTTCTCCCCTTCCTTGATAATCTCGGTTTTCATCTATCTCTCTTTCTGCGCCACAATGAAGTCAGCCGTCATCGTCTTCGCCGCCGCCGCGGTCCCGTTGCTCAGGGCCAGGGTGGGGGTGAGGTTGGCCGTGCTCAGGGTGAGACCCGAGACCCGAAGGCAAGATCCCCTCGGGGAGGGCCCTGCACCGGTGCCCGACTCCGGCTGATACCCCACCATGCTCGCTGCGACGAACGCATTGATGTTCCCGTACCAGTCTACGTAGAACCCCAGATCGATGTTCGTCGCGTTCGCCAGGGTGTAGGCTGAGACAGGAAGGGGAGTGGTTGTTGCGGTGCTCGACACCACACTCACCAGGTTGATAACCGTCCCGGAGTTCGTCTTATTGAAGTAGATCCCATCCGCCACCGCGGTGAAAGGGGTGGCGGTGCTGTTGCACAGCCCAGCGATCACAACGCTATTCGTCACGTCAGAGAGCTGGAAGCGGGTGAGGAAGAACAGCTTCTTCCCCGCCAGTGCACCCTGTGGGAGGGTGAAGTCGGGGGTCGGGACCTGGATCTCAGCGAAGTTTCCCGCCACCGCTCCCGTGGTGAATAGGGCCAGGCCTCCGTCGCCGGCGACATGGGCCACACTGCCGCCCGTCGCCGTGATCGTATAGTACCCCGTCACGGCGAGATTCGAATCGAAGTCGTCGAAGTACTGGTGATAGAAAGCGGGATTGCCAATGCCCGAATCCGCCAGCGGCCCCCACGGCCAGTCGCTGGTGTAGCCGGACTGATTCCGGCCGGGCGAGGGAGAACGAGGAACTGCCATTTAGGTCTCTCCTAGTTACGGAGGTTAGGGAAAATAGGCGCCTATTACCGTGAGCATAATAGGCGCCTCTATCCCCGAGCCTGATTACGGCCCGTTATTCCCGAAGATTGCTCTCGGGTCTGTATTGCCCACGCTGAGGCGCATATAAGAGCGCGCCTTCAGGTTCATCGTATCGAAGTCGTTGTCCTGGGCGAACCCTGGATGTTCTCTCCAGTAGAACTTCATGCCCTCCGGGCAGTTGGTTCGAACGAACCAAGCATGCTGGGCGGTGAAGTAGTGGTTCATCTTAATGCCGCCGGGGAAGGCGTTGGTTGCCTTCAGCACATTGATGTCATTGTTCGTAGTGCCAGGCTGCAGCACACTCTTCAGAATGCGGTGTGCATTGAACCACTCCTGCCG